TCGCCGTGCTGCCGGTTGAACCAACTCCTAAAAGTCCTCCTATCCCTGGATTGAAAAGTTGGTCCGCGTTGTTTTTCACCCAACCCTGCATGCTGGTTGACTGTGCAGTATTCATTTCAACCAACATGGTTCCCATCGAAGCCAAGGCCCCACCAACATTGGCAAATCCACCTGTGGCTACGCCGCTAGTGCAATTTCTGTCGGTAGAAAAAGAGACCCCTGGAACTACAGAAACAACTTCATACCTGCCAAAAATGAACCCACTACCACCGAAGTTGCTTATCAGAGCGATGTTGCCGACCCAAGTAGCAGCAGCCGTAGCACAAAGAACAACCGACCCTGCGCCTGAAGCAGTCAAACCAGTGGGTGTTACCGGGCTAGAAGTCGGGTATGCGAAGTTAGTGCCTGAGGCTCCCAACTTGAACCCGCCACCATTGGCGTCATCCCCCGTGATCGGGTCTGTCTCCCACGCAACTAGCTGCGATAAGGCCATTTAGCCCTCCACGGGGAAAAACGGCAGGGGGATTACCCAGGAATTGGTTTCAGTATCCAGCTCCACCGGCAGCCCCATAAATTTACCAAAAGGGATGGCCCCCTCCTGCGCTACATCGTGCAGGATCATCTGCGTTTCCCCATCAGCCAGGACGCGCAAAATGTGCCTGAAAGCCACAGCGTCCAAAGGCCAATCATCAAGCGTTTTCACCTGGGCGTCTCCGCCAACGCGATCAAAGTATTCAGCTTCGCGTTTGAATTTGCCTCCATGTCAGCAATGTTCTCTATCGCCCGAGTGATGATGTTGGTAACACCTGAGTTCGTAGCGATCGGCCGACCGTCTTCAGTTGCACGATCATCAATGACGGTGCTGTCGTTGGGGATGACACTGGACAGGTTTTGCCCGTTCCAAGTGTCCACCATGGCTTTGTCGCTGAAGTAGAGACCGAGCTTTTTCTCAGCGTTCTGACGAACGACTTCGTTGCAGAATCTCACAGCCTGCGCATTTGTATTCATCGTCCACCTTCAAGCAAAGCGGGGGCCAAAGCCCCCTGCGGTTTAGTCGAGGGTGACAGTCAACTGGCCGATAGCGAAGGAAGGCGTAATGCCTGCCGACACCGACAGCGAAGCCGTCAACGCACCACTCACCAAAATCTCACCGGTGCCGGACGTGTCACGGCCAACGCTGAAGTGGGTGATGGTGTTGGAGCCCGCAGTGCAAGCACCAAACGTCACTGCTGCAGCGTTTGCAGCCTGTGTAGGTGCCGTGCCGGAGACCGTCCAGCCGCCAGACGACCGTGCCACCGCCACGCGCGCGTAGCCCGTGTACGTAGCTTCCGACGTGCCCTGGTTGCCGGTTTCAGCCGGGTCAGCGGTGTGCAACGCGATGAACACGCTGCCTGCAGTGGTTGAGCCACGAACACCCGTGGCATCCCCGAGGTTTGCGATGTTCGTGTTGTTCAAAAGCAACAACAGAACATCATTCTCAAAGGCGTTCGATGCACTCATCTAAGGATTTCCTTTACTTGGTCACAACAATGCAAGTGCTACGACGGGCTACCGGTTGGCAGGTCACAGTCACCGTAATGGAAAGATTCGTCGGTGCGCTTGGAGGCGCGATTTCAATCGCTGCAATCGTCTTACTTACTTCAGCACTGTACCCACTCTCGCGGATATCGCCAGGAACCGCAGGGTCCGCGGAAAGAACCTGCGCAACCGCTGTTACGGCACAGTAGTAAGTGCCTTGCGCAGTTACGGGAAAATCTCCGGAGGTTGCTGTTGCCCCGAGGGGCACCATTGCGTCATAGACCCCTGGCGCCTTGCCACAATACAAATTGAAAGCCTGCATGGCTCCTGCTGGAATCGCAGTGCCATCAGTGTATTGGGTCGGAGCAACAAAGCTCACGTGAAGAGAGCCGCCAATGGTCGCAGCGTGGCTTTTCGGCATAGTCAAAAGCACAAGCGCCAACAGTAGGGCGATACCCGCCAGACGCCAAACCCATGGGCTCACTGTCATTTGCCTGTTCCTTTCCAAAATGCATCCCATATAGCTGCAAGCGACTCATGGTTGGCCAGAATTGCAGCGATGAACACCGCAGCAATGCTGGTCACAGTGGCAATGAACCCGGTGGAGTTGACGACCCCCTTGAAGGAATCCATCAGCTTCGGAGCTTCACCAGCCAGCTTGTCTTTCCAGTCTTCGTCCATGCCACTCCTCCGTAAAGCAGCATTGGCAGTCCCCTGGGCTTCCCCGGCTTTGCCTGCCAGCGTCACCATATGCGAACTCCAAGTCCCGATGGTCTCAACCAGACTGCTCATACCCCCACGAATCTCTGAAATTTCCTTGCCCTGATCCTCCAGCATCTCGCGCTGCTGACGCTGCTCATCAATGATCGGTTGGGTGTGTGCCTGTATCTGCGCAGTTAAGTCGCCAACAACTTTGGCGTGTTCCTCCGAGAGTGCTTTTTTCAAAACCTGCTCCATAGCTAAACCCCTACGAAGCCTGTTTGAAGTTCCCTCATTCGCCAATACTGGCGCCATGCCATCACCCAACTAAGCTGTCACGGAAGCCAAGCACGATCATCAGGGTCCAGGTCTTAGGCACGATATTGCAGAGAAGGCTGGAGTCGCTCTCGTCTGCACTATCGTGCCCGTAGATTTCCCTGAGATGCCGTTGCGAACGGTTTGACACGGGTTACGCCGCTTTTGGATTCAAGATCGAGGTGATCTTCTCCAGCTCGCTGCGAATCGTAGTCAGCTCCACGTTGGCCGTTGCAAGATCACTCATGGCCTTGTCAGCATCGGACTGCGCCTTGGCCGTGTCAGCACGTGCCACTGCGAGATCACGCTGAGCGTTTGCGGCTTCGGACCGGGCGGCCGCGGCGGCACTCTGGGCTGCCGACACTTCGGCCTGCGCACCCACCAGCACTGTCTGGCCTGCAGCAATCTGGTTCTGCAGCGAAATGAGCTGCTCTTGAGTCGCGTTGAACTGGTCACGCAGCTCTTTGATCTCGGCCTGGAAGACCACAGGGTCTTTGCCAACATCAGCAGCAGCGTTCGTGATGATCGCCGTGGCCTGCTTGTTGGCCTCGTCCAGGGTGGTCTGAGCCTGCGACCGCAGAGCGGCAGCATCAGCGGCAGCCTGCGCAGTTGCCACGTCAGCAGCGCTGCGTGCATCTACCAAGGCTGCATCTGCCACAGCTTGAGCAGCCTGTGTGTCAGCAAGTTGCTTGGTCGTTGAGTCCAACGCTGCCAGAGCAGTCGCAGACTGATTTTCAACATCCTGAAAGAAAGCCAGGACTTCATCCAGCGCAGCGAACGTGCTGACTGTCAAAAGCGCTTGGCGCGTACGGCCCAGGACATCAGGGGTCGGCATAACTGGATTCATCTTTTCATCCCTTGTACAAAAAATTGGTGTTAACTAGTGCCACGGTTGCTTACGACATCGAGTCGCGGCTGCCCGCCATCGCTTCGGGCTTGATCCGGCGCCGGGAGGTTACCCGGATTCGCCACCGGGACGCCTGCCCCCGGTGTTCCTGGTTGTGGCGGCGTAGGGATTCCCGCCTGGGAGTTAGCCTGAGCAGAATTCTGAGCCGCCTCAGGGACGATCTGTTCATAGTCGAGGCCCAAATTACGACTGAGAGACCGAAGCAACGCTGTCCGGCCGGGGACACCGAGAATCTGGCTGTCGATTGGGTTGGCAGTGATTTGAAGGAACTCAAGCTGCCGTACTCGATCTTGCTCGCGCTGCATAGCTGACGCCACACCTTTCACCACGATGTCTTCATCACCCCGAAGTGTATCCGGGCTGGTGAGCATGAGAATATCGTAGAAGTCCTTGAGCAACGGCTTGATGACATCATTGTCGATGTTGGCCGCCACACTCTGCAAGACTTTGCTGGCGTTGCCCATGAGCATGGACAGGCCTGAAGAAGTCGAAGCCGCGCCACCCGTCCGCTGAGAACCGGTCAGGTACCGGGGCAGCGACGAGACTTCGTCAGCCATGTTGCTGAACTCTTTGAACACGCTGAGCAGTGGGGCTGACCGGTCGTCCGGCTGGTAAAAGTCCACAGGCTTTTCAACAGCGTTCTGGTACGGGTCACTGGTCACATACCAGCGCTTCCAGGGGTATAACTGCTCCGTGTCAGCGCCAGCGGCTGCTCGCTCGACGTTGATGACCACCTGCGGGCCAGAGGCAATCCCGAGGTTGTTCGCCAAGGCGCGCAGCGTGGCGTTAGCTACACCTTGAATGTCTTCCAGCATCTCCGGGAGGGCTGAGCCGATGATGGCCCCTGGTACCTTCTCAAAGCTGCTGACGTAGTACATGGGGCGCTGGCGCGGCGCCGGGTTGACGTGAATCTTGATGACCCGGTTGTCGATCAGCCAGCCTGTGACGAAATACTCACGATCAGGGTCTTTGATCGTCCGCTTGGTCATGCCCCAGTCGAGTAGCCACTTCCCGCGCACTGTGCCGTGGTACTCAAGTGCTGAGATCGTGTCATCGTCCAAGGCGAACGTGTCACGGTTTTCCAGCCATGCCCGCTCGGTCTCAAAGTACTCGCGCCACTTCATGCTCAAGCCGACGCCGCCCGCGCCCGACCGATCCAGAATGTCACGAATGGCTTCTTCGTCGTAGCCCGGCTGGCCGATCATGTCGTACAGCTCGGCACGTGTCAGCCTGATGCGCTCGATGACGTACGAATTCTCGATTCGTGAGGCATTTGGCGCAAAGAACAGGTCGAACGGCGAGACTCTGTCCCAGAACATGCGCGGCGCTTCAGTCATGCTGAGACCGCCGCCCTGCTGCCACTTCAGGTGCGTGGTATTTCTTACCACAGGGCCTTTGATGCAGGCGAAGGGGAAAATAGGTAGGTCGTCCAGGAACTCGTCGAGCGCTTTGTAAAAGCCCCCTTCCTGAAGATGATCTTCTATAGCGAAGGTTGCCTTAAAACTCTCCTCCACCGCTTTCTTCATTTCAGCTTTCTTTGCAGCATCCATGAGCTGCATTTTTCGTTGCTGAAGTTGGTCTGGGGTAATCGTGTCGCCGCTCTGAGTGGCGAACTGGACCTCACTCTGAATAAGCTGATCCACTGAGTCAGTGATGTGGCCGGGAATTTCCGGGTCGGCGGTGGGGTCGATCTCCCACGGGCGCTCACCAGCCATATAGATGTCACGCAGCAGGGCCGTCGCGGCGCGGCACTTCTGGGCTGTCAGCTTGGCGTAGACCTCAGAGCCCTTGAACTGCCTGATTTCGGCAAGCTTTTGAGCACTGTACTGGCCGCGGTACGCGCGCAAGGCGTCGATGAGCTTCTGCTCAATGCCGTTGCTCGTCCGGTGGCGCCACGCGATCTCAAACCGGCGCCGGATGTGGGCGGCGATCCCGTCGAGAACCTGCTCAGGCTGCGATGCAGCCATGTCGATGGCCTGTCTCTCAGCGGCTTGCAGGCCTGCTGGTGAGACAACGCGCAAGATGCCCGGTTGTGACGAACCAACTGGGATCGCGGCCAACGCCATATGGCTTCCTCGGTGTTAGGTCCAGGCTCCAACGGGCACAGGGGCGCTGAACCGCTGCATGGTTCGTGCAACCATAGCGCGTGTTTGTATCCGCTGGGAAGTCCCAAGGCAAGCGTACTGGATCGCATCCTGGATATCAGCCCATGGCCGAATCTTGTCAGGAGTGGTGTCGTCAAGCTGCCCACTGGTCTTGGTTTTGTAGCGGTAGCGGCTTTGAAAACCGGCAATTGCCACCTTGCAGCTTGGGTCAATGATGAAAGCCGGACCCCCGTTGCGCTGCTGGAGCAGGTACTTCTCCACAGCTCTCAGCCGCGGGTTAATGTGGTTGGAACTGGCTGGAAATGCCGGAACGCCCAGGCGCTTAAGGGCCTGAAAGACCGACTCCTCACCAATCTGGCCCCTATCGGCACCTGACGGGTCACCCACTGCGTACATGGGGATGCCACGGAAGCGCTCAGTGAGTAGGAGGGGGTAAAGCAGCTCATTGGTGAACTTCTCAATGCCCATGTTGCCGCCTGAGTCTAGCTCAGCCAGCATATTCATCCGCCCGGTGGCATCACCTTGCAGCACCGCCGCCGCGGGGTGGCGCGCGAAGTCCAACCCCACGATGAGCGGGTGATGAAAACTCGGAATGAGTGGGTATTTTGAAACGTGAAATTCCTTCTTGAAGGAATTCCTGAACACCGCTTGGCCGTCGAGAGCGTCACCATAGTGGTTGTCCACATATTGATGCACCCATGCTTCTGTGTTGGTCTCGATGAGTTCTGGGTAGTAGTCGGGGTCCAGCAGGCCAAGCCAATCCGCCATCGGGTCGCGGGCGCCGGGCTGCACAAAGTACTCCCAGTTGCCCGGCAAGTGCTCCTCAAGAAATTCGTACCAGGGTGAGTCGATCCGGAAGGAGTTGGACTCCATGATCATGCCCCAGCGCGTGGGACCGCCCGCAAGTTGCCGCGCTGGGAAGCGCGAGCACCGCGACAGCACCTGTTTCACGATGTCCACAGGCACTTCTCGGGCCTCGGATATCCAGGCCATGGTCAACTCAAGGGACAGCAACCGCTGAATATTTTGTGGCCTGTCGAGCGGCAGCAGCAGCCAGTCACTCTCCACGTCCCCAAAGCGGAATTTCACTGTTGAATCGGACGGGTGCCACGACGCGATGGGCCGCAGGAAATTCATGATTGACTCAAGGCAGGTCTGCTTGAGCTGTGGCATGGTATTTCTGACCACCAACATGCGCGTGCGGCGCATCTTGTCGCGTGGGTCCGGCGCCTGGGTGCAGGCCACCTTGAGCAGCTCTGCAATCATGGCAGTGGTCTTACCCGAGCCCACCGGGCCACGGACGATGCGGACGCGCGCGTCGGAGGTGTGGAACGGCGTCAGGGACGGAATGCAGTTGTATGTGACACCAGCGCTCACGCGTCTCGGTACCTGCCTTCTTTCAAGGCGCTCACTGTAACCCATCGGCTCAGCGCATCGGCCGCCATAGCGGGCACCATGGCCTGGAACACTGGCCCGCCTTCTTCAAGCGTCATGGTGGCGTACTGATAGCCCTCACGACTCCAAGCCACCAACGCGAAGCCCGACAGCCCTCCAGGCATATCTGCCGCGATCGCTGCGCACTTGTGAATGTCAGCCTTGGCCTCGCGCGCGGCCTGCACGCGCTGCTGGTTTTTCACCTCGTGCAGTTTTACCGGCCGAGCTTTGCGCGGGGCCTTCAGGCTCACAGTTTGTGCCTCTTCACCGGTGTCTCACGGAACCCCGCTGGGGTGGTGTCAACCATGTGCGCCCGACGTGGCTCCCAGTCGGCCGCCTTGCTGGCCATAGGGGGCGGCACCGGGTCGCTTCTGAACAGCAGGTCCGGATTCACGTCAGTGCCCAGGATGGCCTGCACAGCAGCGTTAGCCGTGCCCAGGCCCGCAGTAGGGTCGTTGCGCTGGCGACTGTGGCGTGACTTGCCGTACTGTCTCATTTCTTCTTGCCCATCTTCGTCCCCTTCCGGTCGTTGGCCGACAGGCTCATGAGCTGGAGGTTTGACTTGTTGTTTGAACCCCCCTTTGCCAGGGGGATTTTGTGGTCGATCGACGTGCCGTCACCCACATGCGCCTTACCGCTCCGAATGGCCTCCTGACGAGCTTTGTTGCGCATCTCACGGGCTTTTATTTGAGCAGGCGTGCTCTTGTACCCGTGAGTGGACGCGGCTTGCTGCTCCGGCGTCCTGTGGGTGGAAGGGTCTCTAATCCCCTTCTTCATAGGCAATCTCCTCAGAAGTCTGCTCAACCACGGTGCCTTCAATCATCATGGGGGCCACCCCGTTGCCAATGTTGAAGGTGATGGAAACTTTGCTCCCTGGACTGTCCCCGGATTTGCCCTGCTGGTCAACTCCAGCCACCTTGGCCAGGGACTTGAATGCGTCAAGTCTGGGCTGCACCCCTGAGTCGGCGCT